TTAATGAGCACTTAGGATTTGAGTACAGGAAGCAGATTGAGCAACAACTCGGTATGAACTTGCCACCCCAGCATGATGAGGCAGGGGAAGATGTTCAACTTGATCCTGTGGTGGAAGCCCGTCTAGCTCCGCTATTGGCACAAGCGGCACAACAATTACTTCAGACCAACCAAGCCCATGTTGCCCAACAGCAAGCGCAACAGCAGGCTCAAGATCCTATTATTCAGATGCAACAGCAAGAGTTGCAGTTGAAAGCGGCTGAGCAACAGCGCAAAGTCCAAAAGGATCAGGTAGATGCCCAGCTCCGACTTAAACAGTTAGAGATTGAGCATGAAAGAATCGTGGCCCAAGCAAAAGCCAGCGAACAGCAGGCTAAGTTAGGAGCGATGAAATCTGTAGCAGATCTACAGAATCAGCGGAAGATGGAGGAATTGCGCCTCAAGCAAGACTCTATCAAGACGGTGGCAAACCTAGAAAACCAACGCATGGTCAACAAACAAAAACTGTTTGCGGATGGCTTAAAGGCTGCGCACACCATTCACAAAGAGAACCCAAAACAAGAAACTAAACCGACAAAAGGTGAAGAATGACAGTATTGGAATTAGCCGTCAAACAAATTGACGACCAAACTTCGTATCTCCGAGAAGGACTCAGCCTAGGCAGAGCCACTTCCTTTGAGGAATACAAAGGAACCTGCGGCGAGATTAAAGGTCTGCTGGTCGCTAGGGGATTCATATTAGACCTCATGCAAAAAATGGAAGAATCAGATGACTGAATTTGACGTCAGTGCTGTAGACCTTTCTGGCATTCTCAACAAAGATGCGGAAGAAAAGGCCAAGCAGCTCCCCGATCCCTCGGGCTTTATGCTCCTCACCGTAGTGCCAGAAGCTATGGAAGAGTATGCAGATAGCGAAATTGGGATAGTAAAAAGCAGTGGCGAAGTATGGCGTGAGGAAATGCTCACACCCGTTCTGTTTGTAATCAAGTTAGGCCCAGAAGCCTATCAAGACAAGACGAGGTTCCCTGGTGGGCCACGTTGCAAGGTTGGCGACTTTGTTGTTGTCCGCCCCAACTCAGGCACACGCTTGAAGATTCATGGTCGCGAGTTCCGAATCATTAACGATGATTCAGTCGAGGCTGTTGTGCAAGATCCACGCGGCATTACCCGCGCAGGCTAAGGAGGACATATGAACCAAGAATTCAAATTCCCCGATGAAATTGAAAATACTCAAGATTCAGATGAAAACTCTACTGAAATTGAGATTGAAGTTGTAGATGACACACCGGAGTACGATCAAAAACGTGACCCGATGCCCAAGGAAATCGTAGAAAAACTCGATAAAGACGAGTTGGAAGACTACGACGAAGGGGTAAAAGAAAAACTAAAGCAGATGAAAAAGGTTTGGCACGACGAGCGCCGAGCCAAGGAGGCTGCTTTACGTGAGCAGGAAGAGGCTATTGCCTACGCCAAGAAGGTTGCCGAAGAGAATAAGAAGATGCGGCAGATGATCCAGTCTGGCGAAAAAGAGTATGTCGAGACTATCCAGTCTTCAGCCGCCATGCAACTGGAAATGGCTAAGCGTGGATATAAAGAGGCATATGAATCTGGGGACGTAGATCAAATGATGGAGGCGCAACAGAAGTTGCAAGAAGCCAACCTTCGTTTGATGCGCGCCAACAGTTTTAAACCTACTGCTTTACAAGAAGAAAAATTTGAGGTACAAACTCAACCTGAGCAGACTCAATCTGTACCTAAACCTGACAAGCGCGCCGAGGATTGGCAAAAAGAGAATCGGTGGTTTGGTCAGAATAAGGTGATGACTGCGATGGCTTTAGGCTTACACGAAGAGCTTAAGGACAGCGGAGTTCCAGTTGGATCTGATGAATACTACGATGCATTGAACAAGACAATGCGTCGACGTTTCCCAGAGCAATTTGAGGAAACACAAGAGGAAGAAGTTCCAAAAGCGCCAGCGGCACGTCCCAAACAACGATCCGTAGTTGCTCCAGCAGTTAGAACCACTTCACCAACAAAAGTGAAACTAACGCAAACACAGATGAATTTGGCAAAGAAATTTAATCTGACCCCTGAGCAATACGCAATTGAACTTAAGAAACTTGGAGCCTGATATGAATGATGTAGTACAAACCCGTAAACCTCGCGCAACCGAAACCCGCGAGACCGCAATGCGACCCACTGCTTGGAGACCTCCAGAGGCACTTCCAAGCCCTGATCCTCGCCCAGGTTGGACACATCGGTGGATTAGAACCAGTATTCTGGGAACCTCAGATCCATCTAACATATCTTCTAAGTTTAGAGAAGGATTTGAACCCGTGAAAGCGGAAGATTATCCTGAGATGATGATGCACGCCAATACTGAAGGTCGCTTTAAGGGCAACATCGAAGTTGGCGGCCTGTTGTTGTGCAGAGTGCCAGAAGAGTTTATGGAACAGCGCGCGCAATATTATGCGCAGCAGAACAAGGCTCAGATGGATTCTGTAGATAACAGCTATATGAAAGACAACGATCCACGGATGTCGAAGTTTTCTGAAAAGTCGACAAAAGTGACGTTTGGCACAGGTACTTAACTTTTTTAAGGAGTCTTAAATGGCTTATCCCACAGTGGACAAGACGTATGGATTCAAGCCAATCAACCGATTGGATGGTCTACCTTACGCCGGAGCGATCCGTCAAATCCCCGTAGCGCCAGCTTACGCGACCGCTATTCTCAACGGCGATACTGTCAAGGTTAATACCTCTGGCTATATCGTTGCGCAAGACACTACCAACTCTGGCGACAGCATTGGTGTGTTGGTTGGGTGCTCGTATGTAAACTCTAACGGTCAAACCGTGCAGGGTCAGTACTATCCAGCCGCCGCGTCAACAACTACAGCAATGGCTTTTGCCTATGTTGTGGATGATCCTAACGCGTTGTTCAAAGTAGTTGCCACCAACGGCCAAACCACAGTTCCAAATCCGTTTACCCGCGCGATTGTTGGATCTAACGTGGCTATCTCCGTTGCTACTGGCTCTACAGTCACAGGCGATTCGTACTATGGTATCGACGGAACCTCCGCTGCTACTACTAATACTTTGCCCGTTCGTGTAGTTGATGTTGTGCCTGATACAGCTACTGGCCCTGCCAATGTATCTACCACGACTTACTACGAGTTTTTGGTCAAGTTCAACTTGCACCAGTACAACGATACCACTGGTATTTAAGGAGTAAGTTACTATGGCTATTTCACGCGCACAACTACTGAAGGAACTCCTTCCTGGTCTTAACGCTTTGTTCGGCTTAGAGTATGCCCGCTACGGCGAAGAGCATAAAGAGATTTACGAAACTGAATCTTCTGAGCGTTCATTCGAAGAAGAGACCAAACTGTCTGGTTTCTCTGCTGCTCCTGTCAAGAACGAAGGCCAAGCCATCGCTTATGACAATGCACAAGAGGCATGGACTACTCGCTATAACCACGAAACCATCGCTTTGGGTTTCTCGATTACCGAAGAGGCAATCGAAGACAACTTGTACGACAGCCTGTCTGCTCGCTACACCAAAGGTTTGGCTCGCGCTATGGCATATACCAAGCAAGTTAAGGGCGCCTCAGTTCTGAACAACGCTTTCACAGCCGGTTATGTCGGCGGTGACGGTGTGGTTTTGTGTTCTACAGCACACCCCTTGATCTCTGGTGGCACTAACAGCAACCGCCCATCTACTGGCGCTGATTTGAACGAGACTTCTTTGGAAGCCGCCGTTATTCAAATCGCTGGTTGGACAGACGAGCGCGGCCTCTTGATCGCTGCTAAGCCTAAGAAGTTGGTTGTTCCCCCATCTTTGATGTTCGTTGCTACCCGTTTGTTAGAGACTAACCTCCGTGTTGGTACTACTGACAACGATATCAACGCGTTGAAGAACAATGGTTCAATCCCAGAAGGTTACACCGTTAACCACTTCTTGACCGACACAAACGGCTGGTTCTTGACCACCGACGTGCCAAACGGTTTGAAGCATTTCGTTCGTACCCCATTGAGCAATTCAATGGACGGTGACTTTGATACCGGCAACGTCCGTTACAAGTCCCGTGAGCGTTATAGCTTCGGCTGGTCTGATCCTTTAGGAATCTTCGGTTCACCCGGTTCGTCCTAATAGGAAAAATGAGAAGGGAGCCTTGTGCTCCCTTTTCTTTTGGTGTATATTGCACTAACCGAGATTCATCGGTGTATCAAGCAGGCTCGGCTGACCTCATGCAGATTGATATGCCACAACGCATGTATAGGAGATCCTCATGGGATTCGCAACACACCTAGGCCCGTGGCTATTGGGCACCACAAAAAACACAACTGGCACTACTGCCGCTACAACCCGTAACACTGGCTGTACCGTTGTTTCTCAATCTGTTGACGTTGTATATGGCACATTGACTGGCAATGCTATTAGCATCCCAGCAGGCTCACAAATCGTCGACATCAAAGTCGTAACGACTACTGTATTTAGCGCAGCAACTACTTGTAAGTTGAGTATTGGCGCTGTTGATTTCACCACCACAGGCACGATTACCAGCGTTGGTAGCACTACTCTGGGTGCTAATGCAACTACCCCAGCATTGTGGTTGAACGTCGGTTCTTCTGACGTATTCATCACCTACACCTTGGCTGGTACTTCGTTGACAACTGGCGCAGCAACAATCGTTATCACATACGCTGTGCGCGATTCAAGCGGCAACCAAGCACAACCTGCTAATCAGCAATAATTAGTCTTGGGGGTTTTGACCCCCTATTAACAGGAGATTAATTATGATGCAAACAGACGTTAAATCAGCGCATCTCAGTGCCGCTGGTTCTTACTACGCAGGGCGTACAAGGCTAAGAGGGATTGTTGTTACTCCAAAGGCAACAACTGTGGCTACTTTTGAAATCCGTGATGGCGGTGCTTCTGCAACAGTGCTGTACACAATGGATATCCCAAGTTTAGGCACGCCAAACTCCTTTTACATTGCTATACCAGGCGAAGGTGTTTTGGCAAGCACAGGACTTTATCTAACCTTGAGCGTTGGCTCCATAACAGGAATCACAATATTCTATGGCTGAGTCTAAAAAAGCAGTCCTAGCAGGGCGCAAACTGTTTATCGGTATTCCTTGCTACGACGGTAAGGTCAATGTTAAGACTGCATATGCTCTGGCTCAGTTGATGCCAGAGGCTATGCGGTTAGGCGTTGCCGTTACCCTGTCTGATATCTCTAACTGCTCCATCATTACCTTAGCGCGTAACTCGCTGGTAGCGGAGTTTTTAAAGACAGACTGTACAGACCTGCTTTTTATAGATGCTGACGTAGTTGTTACGCCAGAAGATATCCTGCGTTTACTCGCACAAGGCACAGACAAAGACATCACCGCAGGGGCATATCCCCGTAGAGCCAGAGACAAAAAGTTCTTTACAGACCTGTATTGGAATGAGAATGAGGACTTGGAGTTTGAAGGCTCTCTCATGCGTGTCAAGCGCGTGGGTACAGGTTTTATGCTTATCCGTCGCCACGTCATCGAGGAGATGATTGCGGCGCATCCAGAATGGTCATACACCAACAACGTGACGGGCAATAAGGTTTCAGCCGTATTTGACTTTTCTATTGTTGACGACCGCTATGTAGGCGAGGATTACTTGTTCTGTGATCGGGCTACCCAGATGGGATTCAAGGTCTACATTGACGTAGATATCAGCCTGCCCCATATCGGTAGCGAAACATTCACCAATAACTTCCGTGAGGAGGTTGTTGTCCCGTTGTTGAAGAACATACGGGAGTCTCGCTTGAAAGTTGTAAATGGCTAAGACACCAGCATGGCAGAGAGCAGAAGGAAAGAATCCCAGTGGCGGCCTCAACGCCAAGGGCCGAGCCTCAGCGAAAAAAGAAGGGATGAACTTGAAACCGCCGCAACCAGAGGGCGGATCAAGGCGCGACTCTTTCTGCGCTCGCATGAGTGGGATGAAAAAGAAATTGACATCCGCAAAAACAGCGAACGACCCGAACTCTAGGATTAACAAAAGCCTACGGGCATGGAATTGCGCTGAAGGTGGATACATTAAATCTGCTGACGGTATAGCTCAACGAGGCAAGACCAAAGGAAAGATCTGTTAATGGAACCCAGCCTTATTTGGTCAGCAGTTTTGTCCGTTGTGATGGGTGGCTTTGGGTTATTCATCAGG